TGATTTCCACCTGCACCACGAACTGATAAGGTATGTGCTATATTAGGATTAAGCATATCTTCATCTGCTCTACCTTCCCACTTAGTACCTTTTTGTGTATCATTCACATCAAGTACATATTTGACCATTTTTTCAGATAAGAAATACTTTTCATCAACTTCAGTATCAAGCATATCTTTAAGCCTTAACTTCAGTTCAAAAGGTTTTGGAAATTCAAATGTTCCTGGATCTATATCCTTTCTGATAGATACAATGAACACCCTTTCCCTATTTTGTGGAATACCATAATCTTTTGCATTCAATACTTGCCAATAGCTGTTGTAGCCAAGTAGATCCATTTCATATAGATAGTTATCAAATACAGGCTTATGCTTCTTTGATATTACATTCTTAACATTTTCCCAAAGTACAACCTTAGGTTTTGTATCTGCAACAATTCTTACTGTTTCATATAACAATGAACTTCTTGTTCCACTACCTTTTTCACCACCAGCTTGTAAGCCAGCAAGTGAAAAATCCTGGCAAGGACTACCATGACTGACTAGGTCAATGTCCATTGGAAGTACTGAAGTATCAACCTTGGTAATATCACCTAGATTCATACTTTCAGATACATTATGTATTGCAGCATAAGATTTAGATGCATATTTATCAATTTCACAATAATTAACTAGTTCATAATTTACATTTAGTCTTTCAAGTGCTTTTTCAAATGCACCTATTCCACTAAATAGTGATAATACCTTCATAGATTCATCCTTTCTAACCACCTAATGAATGATGGCTAAAATCAGACATTTTAACCATCATTGACACTTAAAGTGGCATTTTATTTTAAAAAAATATAGCATTAAGCATAGACTTCAATAATTTCAAATGTATCATAACCATTTTTATCTTCCTGATAATCTAGTAAATATTCTAACTTATCCTTATTAATTGCTTCATGGATATCTAGAATTAAATCATTGTATTCACGATAATCACCATTGAATTCAACATCAATACCTGAATCTAAACTTCTTAAGAATTCATTAACAATGTGAATTGGATATTCAGATGCAATTAGTTTGTTCATGAAGATACAAGATTTCTTATACTTACCTTCTAGGATTCTAAATTGACAACTGAACATTGGTAATCCCTTATTAGCATCTGATTTACAAGCCTTGATTTCCATCTTTTCAATCTTAACTTCATATTCACCATGTGGTACATCTTCATATTCAGTATTGGATGATCCATTGTTTTCTTGGATTTCCTTTACACCTTCTGCAATTGCCTTACCATCAACCTTCTTGTTGAATTGTGCAAAAATATCATTGCTGTTATTATTTCTAGCCATAATTATTTACCTTCCTTTTCCTTAATTTCTAACTTTTCTAGTTCTTCTAGTTGGTGCTTCACTAACAGATTCAGTTGGTGTCACCTTTGGTGCTTCTTCAACCTTAGTTTCAGTTGCTTGACCTCTAGTTCTTCTAGCTGCTCTTGATGTAGGTTGTTCAACCACTTCAGTAGCTGCAGTTTCATCTTGTGGAACTACACCCCTACTTCTTCTACTTCTTGGCACTTCTTCAACCTTTGGTTCTTCAGTAGGTTTAACTTCTTCAGTTGTTTCTTTAACTTCCAATTCTTCAGTGGGTTTTGAACCCCTTGTTCTTGCCTTTTTAGAAGGTTTTTCTTCAGTAGGTGTATTGTTTACCTGTGAAGTACCTAAAGTGTTATAAACACCCACTAATGCATCCCAAGATAAAGGAATTTGGCTTACCTCTATTCCTTGTAATCTACCACCACCAAATACTACTTCATTTTGCTTGAATGATAGAACACGATAATCATCAGTTTCAACTACAACCCTTGCAACAATATCAACCATACCAGCTAACTTATTAGCAACCTTATCATTGATATTTGGTTTAATTGCAGTAATCTTATCACCTGTTTTCTTCATAATATCCTTAGAAGTATCTTCATGTGATATTAGAATGATGTTATATGGAAGATTTAATAGTCTTCTATATGTTGATAAGAATTCAATTCTTACCTTATCCCAGGCTTTGAATCCATCATCAGATTCATGTTCAATATTTAGTTTGTCATACATATATAATCTACATTGTTCATATGTATCTTCCACTAAATCTACTACAATAGTTTCAAAGTCTGAACCCCTTTCAAGTTCATCAATAGCATCCTTGAAAATTGCCCATGCAAATGTTCTAATGCTTCTTTCTCTACCAGCACTACCTTCAACCTTAACTTGGTCTTTAATCTCTAATCTTGGCATAGAAACATACTTTACATTTCCATCAGTATTAAGATTGATTGGTGTTGGTGCTTGGTCAGCAAATGTAGTCTTACCACTAAATGGTTGACCATAGATCCATATTTTCTTTAGACTTCTTACAGGTGAAATCTCAACCCTATTTGTACTTGGTAACATTGACATAATTTTTCCCCTTTCTACTTACCAATTTTTATATCTTCAGGATAGATGATGTCATAATCAATCTTTCCATTAGACTTACAATAATTATGATATTCACAGAATCTAGCACATAAGTTACTAGTCTTCTTTTCAACTGAACGATTGTTTTCAATTTCTTCAATCAATTCTTTATGGTTGATTACCTTTTGAACATCATACTGAACAGGTACTATATATGGTTCAGCTTTGTCCAATTCCATCTGTAATCTTCTCTTGAATTCTAGTTCAGTTTCTGTTTTCTTTTGCTTAATTGATACTTTAGGTATCATAATGTAATTTAGGTTTAAAACCTTAAAATTTGTATTCTTTTCAGTTTCATATTTGTAGATATGAAGTTGCCTTGATTCAAGATAATGATCCACATTATTTGAATACTTAAAATCATAGATATTACAATAATCAGATGTTACTTCTTCAAGTAAATCTAGATATCCATTGAAGGTGCTTGTCTTCAATTCATATTCAAAGGTCAATTTCCCTTTGCATACATCTTGAATCAGTTTCTTCACCTTAGGAATCATTGCTTCTAATTTAGTTGCTTCAATAATGTGTGCATCTGTTATTATTGGAAATGACATATAGTATTGTTGGATAGCAGTTCTAACATCCGTTTCAATACCTGTATGCATTGCAGTACCAATAATTAATGGATTAGCTGGATCATCATTAGGTAATGTTTTTAGTTTTTGAACATACCTTAAATCATATTTATAAGGACAACCTTCATAGCATTCTACCTTACTATGGCTATACCTCATTTTCAATGAACCTTTCTATTAAATCTTTAAAATCACCATATCCTAATATAGCAACATTAGGATAATCATATTTAGATACATAATCCTTAAGTTTATCCACCTTATTAGTTGGACACAGTACAAATGCTATACATGATGTACTATTATTAATTTGACTAATGATATACATCTGTTGTTCACTTGGTACACTATCTACCTTCAGTTCAGCATCAAGTGAATAACCCTTAACCACTATGTGCATATCAGGTAAGCCTGTTTTGGTAAATGTTCCACCACCCCAACGCTTTTCCCAATAACCTATAGGTGGTACTAGCATCTTTTGTCTAGGTGTTCCTAAAGGATATATACCTTTGGATTGTAAGAATCGTTTAACACGATTTTCAAAATTCTTTTCAGATGCCATTATTTCATCCCACTAAGTTCTTTTTCTAATTCAGTTTGTTTAGTAATCAGTTCCTTCAGTTCAACTTTTAAACAATCTAATTCTTCATTAGTTTCATTATTAAGAAGTAATAATAGATACTTATTTGAGATATAAGTATTAATTTCTTTAATTCTCATAATTACTTTACTTAATTCATCTTGTTTAATCTTGAAGGTATCAACAAATGAAGTGATAATCCTTCTATCAAATAAAGGTATTAACCCTGTACCAACTTCACCATCAATTATTACCCTTGAAATTTTAACCACCTCATATTCATTTGACCTTGAAGTGATTACTAGATTATCACCTACTTGGTATTCAGTATTTGTACCTAGATACTTAACTGTATCATGGCTATAATATTTTACTTCCAAAATATACTTATAATTGTGATCCATATTTTCCCCCTCTAATAAATTCTTCAGTTTGATGTAAAAATACCCATAACTAGAATGACTATTTCTACATCTTTCAATTTCTACTGCAACAGATGATCCATTACCAAATGAATCAACGTTTTTTGCAACTACTACTTCAATTAAGTCACCTGATTTACTAGGATATTGACTAACAAAATTATTAATTAAAGTAGCTGGTACTTTAAATGTAAAACCTTTTACTAAATCTTCTTTGACCATTTTTTCACCCCTTCATTATTCATAATATTTACAACTGAAATCATCACTAGGATTGAATGAAATTTCATCCAAGTTCATATTTGCTGGATCAGTTAAATAGTTGCTACAACAACCACATATGGATTCAATGAATTCCAACTTTTCATCTTCACTTAGATAACTACAAAATTGTTCCACCACTTCACCTAATAGACTTTGAATATCACCATCAAATGCTAGTTCAACATGGTCTACAATGATATCTGTAACAGTATCATTAGCATCTAAATTAGGATGTTTGCATTTACCATAATAGTAATGCTTACAATTTCTACAACGATTTTCCACGCTTAATCAACCCCTTTTCCCAAGCATGTTTGACATTTTCAGATTGTGTCACCCACTCTAGATTTGAAACACGATTATCTTTCTTATTTCCGTTTTTATGATTGACTATAGGTTTATTGCCAGGATTCCTTTTAAAGTGAATAGCAACTAATCTATGCACCTTATAATGATGTCCTTCAATAACTACCTTAAGATATCCCCTAGAATCATTTGTAGGTTTTAAGATTTTACCCTTGTGCCTAATGTTACCTAGATTAGATATTTCATATGTTGGTGCAAACTTCAGTTTTTTGAAACGTTCCAACATTACTTCACCACAAATCTAATAGATGATTTAGTGGTCCTAGTTTTTGGATAGTCCTTAAGTAAATCTGCATATAGTTCAGGTTCTTTTTCCTTTAACTTATCCAAATCAATTGTGATAGTTTCACTAGCTGCTACCCTTGAAATAGTAATGTAATCATTATTGATACTTGAAATATCATTAGTATCCATTGCTGTTTCAAGTTTAGTCTTAACATCCTTTTCAATCTTTGAAAGTCTGTTTTGTTCCTTTTTTAATTCACTTAATTGCTTGAACGATTCCATATATTGTTGTTCAAACAATGCTACTGCATTTTGTTGTTCCATAATTTTACCTTCCTTTACATATATTCTTTTTTAAATAGTTCATCAGTATAGTCCACACCCATTTCTAATGCCTTATAAATGCTTTCTTCTACTGAAGATGAACATTTCATCAGATAATAGAAACAAGGTGATTCTTGACCAATTCTGTGAATTCTTTTTTGTGATTGCATCCAATCTTCAACCCTATCAGTTGGTGTGAAATAAATAATTTTGTCAGCCTTTTGAAGATTTTGTCCTTTTGAAGCTGCTCTATAATGGCATAAGGTTACTGAATTTGAATCTTCTTCATATGCAGTTAAATCTTTAACAGGTCCATTTATTTGTGAATAAGGTCTGTTCAGTTCATCACATATATTAATAAGTTGATCCAATTCTTCATTAAAGTTATAGAATATTAGGAATCTATCACTTGCAGATGATAATAAATCCCTTACTGCATCTAATTTGGCTTTGTTATACTGACCACAAAGCATTCTTGCATAAAGCCTTTTAGTAAGTGGTGTATTACCAATTAAATCAATACCATCAAAGGATATTATTCCTTTCTTCATAAACTTCTTATAATTAGGTGTGACATCAACCTTAATATCTATGTAATTCTTACTTGGTAGGTCAATAACTTCTTCAGTTTTCATGAAGATAGCACCATAATCTTTTAACTTTTTATTAAGTCTATCTTCATTCTTGTAACCAACTACAACCTTGATAGGTTTATTGGTAACAGGATTAATCTTTTTCCTACCACGCTTATCTTTTAGATAGTCATACTGAACATAATGTTGTGTGAATAGTTTTTCATCTATATCCCATCCAAGCAGCTTACATTGTGTCCATAGGTTTTCATACTTACCACTTACAGGTGTACCACTTAATAGGATTACATTTGATGGATTCATTTTCATAATGAATTTGGTCTGTTTTGCCTTTGAATTTTGTATTAAGGATGATTCATCTAACATAAGTGTAAAATCCTTTAAATAAAGCAATTCAGGTCTTCTCCACGCTAATTCATAATTAATAACACCAATGGTGATTGGTTTAACTGATGAAGTTAGTTCTTGGATACCATATTCAAATTGCTTCTTATTACTTAAGTCATAAATACGACAATAATAATGTTCATTGAAGTGATTCACCCAATCATTAATCTTTGACTTCTGACACACCACCAGGATGTTATCACCAAGTGATACTGCTTTTTCAGAACCTACAAATGTTTTACCTAATCCCATATCTAGATAATAAGCAACCTTATTTTTACCTTTAGTTTGGTTTAGGACTTCTACTTGATGTTCAAATAGTTTCATACTGCTTCACCTAAATCCTTAATGTTAAATGGATCAGTTAAATCCTTCCCTACATTATTTGCAAGGAATTCATCTAGGTCTTCTTTTCGCACCTTAAACTGACCTAACTTCAAGAACTTCAAAAGTCCAGCTTTTCTTAACTTATGTACATAATCTGCATTGACCTTCAATAACTTGGCTACTTCAGGTACTGTGTATAATACATCTTGCATACTTTCACCTTCTTTTCCACTTTAAGTGGCATTACTTTCCAAAAAATTTAGTCCAATCTAAATCTAGGACTTCTGCAATCTTCTTGGCTAAATAAATTGATGGATTATTTCTTCCACATTCAATTTCAGATATTGTTTGTCGAATCACACCACATTTAGATGCAAGTTGCTCTTGGGTTAATCCTTTGGCAACACGCTCTTTTTGTAAATCAACCATTATTCCACCCCCTTTAATGGATCAGTTGAATATTGAATCACATCAAAGTGATATTCTTCTTGAAGTTTAGTAAGTTCTTCAACTGAACAAAGTGATAGATCCAATCTTTGAAGTATACCTTCAACATTAATAATTGCATACATATCTAATTTCCCCTTTCTTTGGTATGGCTACCAAGACCATCAAGGATGTTCAGTCCTTTAGGTTTCGACTAGTGCCATTTATAGTGCCACTTATAGTGCCACCTAGTCATCATCAGTTGGCTTAAATTAGTAATAATCCTTTTGGTACTCTTTTAGTTTCATAATACTGATACCAAACATTTTCTTCTAAAACTTCATCATCAATTGCATATTGGATTCTTGCTTCAATAAGTTCCTTATCAGTTAATCCCCAATCACTTTCTAACCCTGTGATTGTTGTATATGCAACTATTTGTCCTGTTGCTTCATTTATGATTAAAATCTTTTTCATATTAATTACCTTCCATATCTATATAACTCTTTGCAAGTTCAATTGCTTCTTCCTCATCATACATTGATGCACCATAGAAATAATTGATAAACTTATACTGATCCATTTCAAGTTCCTCATTATGTACAACTTCCATCACTTGGATAATGTCAAATGTTTCATTTTTAAATGGATCAACCAATTCCACTAATATAAACTTTCTTCCTAAATATTCAAATTCCATAATCTTTACCTTACCTTTCTTAATAATTTACAATGTCAAAACAACTTAAAACCATTTTTTCATCACTAATTACTGCATTATATCTTTTATATTCATTTTGAATTTCTGCACCATGTTTTTTGCAGATTTGTTTTGCAGCCTTTTCAAATTTGGAATCACATTCAATGTGCTTTCTATAAAATGAATAAACTTTATCATGACCAAAAAATTTTCTTAATTCCTCAACCATTGCTATTTTGCTTTCTATTGTCATATTTGACATATTCATCTTGTCCCTTCCTATCTGTTATAATGCCATTATAAGTGGCAATGTCTAGTTTGTCAATACTTTTTTGAAAAAATTTTTCAGAATATTTTTTATAAATGTTTACCATTTATATTGACAATGCCATTTTGAATGGCTATAATATGAATTGAAGGGTGGTAGTATTGATGACTAATATATTTCCAATTAGATTAAAAGCATTAAGGAAGCAAGCTGGTAAAACACAGGATGAAATGTCTAAGGCTCTAGAAATCCAAAGATCCACTTATGGTGAATATGAGCGTGGAAGAATTATGCCAAGTGCAGATAGATTAAAAGCATTGGCAAATTACTTTAATGTTCCAACTGATTACTTATTAGGTAAAACTAATTTTACTGAACAACTACATGAAGTAGTACACGCTGGATTTGACATCATGGATATGTCAGTCACTATGAAATTTATGTTGGATCAATTATGTAACAATAACAATGTAGTTAAATTTGAAGGTGTTGATATGAATCAAACTGCAAGGGAAATTCTAATTTCCAACATAGAAAATGCAATAAAAATGACTGAAATGGTTATTAAAAACCACAAATAGTGAACACAATGAACAGTAATGAACATCAAAAAATGGCTTACCTAAAAGGTTTTTTGATGGTGTTCAAGATGTTCCTGTGAATTTTTAATTCTTTTTATAATTTCAAAAAATTAACTAATAACTTCTTCTTTAATTATTTAATTAATAATTTATTTATATATAAAGAAATATATAAATTAGTGTGAACAGATGAACAAAATTAGTTTTTTGGCTTAGGTAAGCCATTATTTAGTGTTCATTGTTGTTCACTATGTTCATCAATGCCACTTAAAATAGAAAGGTTGGATAAAATGGCAAAAGTAAATGTAAGAAACAGAAACAAAGGTAAATGTGATAAGGATGGTAATCCTAAAAAACCTAATTGGGAATATCGTTTTGAAGCAGCAAAAATTAATGGTAAAAGAAATAGTATTTCCAAAGCTGGATTTAGAACTAAAGCTGAAGCAGAAATTGCTGGTGCTAAAGCACTTGCAGAATATGATAATGCTGGTATGAAGTTCAGTCCTACTGAAATATCATTTGCAGATTACTTGGACTACTACTTTGAAAATTATGTAAAGGTTAATTGCAAGTACACTACACAAGTTACTTATGACCAAATAATTGAACAACACCTTAAACCAGGTCTTGGTGTATTCAAGTTAAAAAATCTAACACCTATGATGCTTCAAGAATATGTGAATAAGAAATTCACTTCAGGTCTTAAGAAAAACACATTAAAAGGAATAATGGGTGTATTAAGTGGATCATTAAAATATGCAGTTGTACCTGGTCAGTTTATTCAGTCAAGTCCTGCAGAATATATTAAATATCCTAAACTTGAAGCAAAGAAAAGTGAAACTAATAGAACTGTCATATCAACTGAAGATTTTAATAGAATGGTTGAACGATTCCCTATAGGTAATCCTTTTAGGTATGCACTTCTTATTGGCTTTTACACAGGACTAAGAATAGCTGAAGTTTATGGTCTTACTTGGGATGATGTTGATTTCAATGAATGTACTATAGATGTTAATAAATCCACCTATAAAAGAAATTATGGTGTTGATGTTAGAAAAGTTAGGGAAGTAAAAGGTAAAAGGGAAGAAAAATCTGCTTGGTATTATGGTTCAGTAAAAACTGATTCATCTAATCGAAAAATTAAAATTGGCAAAACATTATTAGATGAACTGAAGCAATATAAAAAGATTCAGTTAGAAAATGAACTGATGTATGGTGAATACTATACCAAGATGTATATGAAGGAAGAAAAGGATGATAGGGATAATACCATCTATAGACTTATTGAAGTTGAAAAATCAGTACCTGTAGCATTACCTGAAACAAATCCAATTATGAGAAAAGAAAATGGTCAATTCAGTTCTTCTGATTCATTCAAATATGCTGCTAGGGTTATTCATTATGATTTAGGTATTAAGTTTAACTTCCATAGTTTAAGACATACACATGCAACTAAATTAATTGAAAGTGGAATCAGTCCTAAAGCTGTACAAGCAAGACTTGGACACCAAAACATTGAAACTACACTTCAAACTTATGTCCACAATACAGATATAATGGAACAAGATGCAGTTGATACATTTGAACAAGTGATCCAAAAGGAATCCACTTCTACTTCTTCAGATGCAGTAGTATAAAAAATTTGTCCACCAATAAAAAATCGGTGGACAAGAGGTGGACAAAACCACAAAATATATTAAATTTTAGACCACTAAATTAGCCACAAATGGCTTAGGTACGCTATTTTTTAAGTGTTAGTACTGCTACACACTCAACATGCGTCGTATTTGGAAACTAAAACATTTCTAGACATTGGTGGACATTTAAAAACACCTAGAAACGTTGATATAAAGCCATTTTGATGGAAACTGAAACATTTATAGACATTTAGAAACATCTACAAACATTGGTGGACATTTGTGCAGAGTGGACAAAAGGTGGACAATGTCCACCCTTCCACTTATGCAACTTGCTTTAGTAATTCAATTGCAATTGTTAGACCATCTTCAAGACCACTATTATAATCATAGTCTTCATCATGGTCAGTCTTGCTTTCAACTTCCACTAGTTTAATTTTAAGTTGATTAATAATATTAGTAATTAGTTCATTCATTATAATGTACATCCTTTCCAATAATTTAAATTTTCAAAAAATTTATTGATAGAAAGGTCTATTTATAGTAAAATATTTATAGATAGATTCTTCTATCGGTATGGGAAATAGTATGTGTTCAGGCTGCTAAACTTGAAAACACATACTATTTTTTATTTATTAATAACCAATTTGATCCCTTGTCTAACAACTTCACCTTTTGACACACCATTCTTAGCACAATATTCTTCAAGTGCTTTTTTTGTTTCTGCATCAAGTCTAATACTTATTTTTTCATTATTAGCATTATCAATTTTTGGTCTTCCTGTTCGTGGCATTCCATCACCTCACTATACGAACATCCGTTCCCATATTTATATTTTATTTAATGTCGGACATAAAGTCAACATAATTTTTAAAAAATTTCATCAATTTGTAACATTTACACTACCACCTTTGACTTTCTAAAAATGTTATTGTAAAATAATGTTAATTAAGGAAGGTAATCAATATGGGATTTTTAGATGAAATGAAAGAAAAAATAATCAAACTGAATAATGGTAAACTTAATGAATTCAAAGAACCACTTGATAGATTAAATGAAGATGGTGACCAACCTTGGGGATGGCATTACATTAATAAAGATTATCTTGATGCAATGCATGAATATTATAGTTATTTTCTAAACATTCAAGTTGATTCTATGAAAAAACTTGATATTGAAGCTGAATATGAAGCAACATTATCATTAATAAATTGTATTAATGAACTTAAAGATTTTTGTCTTGGGATTAATGAATGTTTTGTAGAATGGTGGAATATTTATATAGGTGAAAGATTACTTGCTAGAAAGATTGAACGATTAAATTATATCAATGATAATTTAGATACTTTACTTAAAGAACAGGCTTTAAGAATTGAAAATAAGAAGTTTGAAGAACTACAATTACCAATTGTTAAAGAACAAGTATTAGAGATTATAAAGAATGAATCAGGTATATTACAGAAAGACATCTATAATAGGATTGAACCACCACTAAGTAAATTAGTTGGATATGCACTTTCTATCCTAAGTAAGGAAGGTAAAATTCAAAAAGTTAGCATTGGAAGAACATATGCTTTATATATAAAAAATGAAGGGTGTTAGTCACCCTTCTTTTCAACTACTTCATTAAATAGATTCATAATGCAATTAAAACAACTTACCATATAATTTCTATTATCAATGTCAACCATTGCTTGTAGATTATCCACATTGATAAATCTGTCACCAAATAAATGTAACATATTGATAGCATCTATCAGTTTGTTTCTTAATTCATCTTCATCCATAGGTCATCAAATAAACCTTCCTTTCTATAAGATTTGATACCTTTGGTTAGATTTTATACCTCTTTATAGACATAATTTGTCGAAAAATACAAATGAAATAAAAAATAATAAAAAAAATTGGGATGCAAAAAAGCATCCCTTTAAATTTTCTTAGTATATTTTAGTGAGATCCAACCACCATTTTCTAATTTACCCCATGAACCTTCTTCAGCTACAATTGTGTGAATTTCATTCTTATAGAACAAGTCAATCTTCTTGAAATATGTTCCTGGACCTTTTCTAACATTTAAGGCATATGCAGTCACCTTGACTTTATATGATGGAAATGTTAAGAACAATTCTTGTTCTGCTTTTCTTCTTTTTACAAGTCCATTTAAAACCTTACCCCCAGCCTTATTCCATCTAGGGAATTCATTTGCAGCACCTTTATAATCACCATCATTTAATTTGGTTAGCAATAGTGATTTCTTTAAATTACCAGGACCACAATTATAAGTAAATGATACAAGTGCATCAAACTGATTCTGATTAAGTTTTACTTCAACATATTTATTAACATAGCCTTCATACACTTTTAAGTCAGATTTTAGAAATTCTTCAGCTTGTGCCTTAGTAATAGTTTGACCTTCAGTAACACCTTTTGTGTGTCCAAATCCAATAGTCCAAACATTAGCTGGACATTTATATGCAGTTAATCTACATCCTTCAAATTTCTTGATTAATTCTAAACCCTTTTTTCCTGTTTTTAAAGCCATTTTAACAACACCCCTATAATTTAATCAGATTAAAAAGAAAAACCCTAGGAATGACCTAGGATTTAGTTTAATTAGTATCTTCAGTTTCTTTAGTATCTTTAGTTTCTTTCTTGGTTAATAGATTTCTAACTGCTTCAAATGAACCTGTTGAAATTAATCCACTACCAATACCACTAACAATTACATCAAATGTAAATGACCAATTATTGAATGCTAGATTTAAGATTAAACCTAAAACTGCTAGAATTAAAGGTATAAACCTATTTGGTAGTTTTGGTATAAAATGCTTAATAACATATCCAACTGCAAAACAGATTATAGCAATTGGGAATACTGCATATTGTGTAAAAAATTGATAAATTTCTTCCATGATTAATTACCTTCTTATTTTTTAAAAATTTCTCTTTCAAGATTATGAATTTTAACAGTGTGTTCTGTTAATCTATGTTCATACTGCTCAAACTTTCTATTACTTTCTGCTTCATGATTCTCTTGCCTATGCCTACTTTCAGTAACCAAATCATCAAGATTCTTCATGGTAGCATTCAAATTACTGATGCTAGTATTCAATTTCAATAGTGGTGTTACAATAGCAGTAACTAATCCCACAAGTGAAATGATTACTAAGACTACTTGCCATTCCATATCTGTACCCCTTAATTTTAATATTTAAATACCAATAACATATCTTAAAGCAAATGCACCATTGTTCATAATATAACCTAGTGAATTTTCACCTTTGTTTACTACATTATTGGCATGACCTGTAATAATGTTATCTTTTATATAAAGATATTTATTTGCCCAATAAATGAATTCAGTATTCATCATGAAGTTATGTCCACCACCACTAAATAATTCAACCATCTTCTTTGGTACAAAGAACTGATTGAAGTGATAGTTCATTGTTTGACCTTCTGCATACCTACTGAAAACTAAAACAATACCAAACATTTGTGATGATATTGGTTTTGATAATGTTATAGTTGTACCACCATTCATTGGATCATTACCTTGCCATAAAATATTATCATCAGTTAATATGGTTGGTTTGGTTGAAAATGTTGTTGGCATAGCAATTTCTAAACCTTCTTCAAGTTCAGATGCTTTACCAATTGCCATGGCTTTACCATTGGCATTAAAATCTAATATTGTGAATGATGTACCAATATCAAAATATGCATATGAAGTAGTGAAATAATCACCTACTGATAATCTAACATCATAGGATAAATCAACATTCAATACATCTTCATCACTTAATATAATTGTGTTAAGAATTGCTAGACTTCCACTTGATATCACCACATATGATGAATCAGCTTCACCCTTTTCCTTAACTTCTAACTTATAACTTGAATCACCTAAATTGGTAATAGTGTAGTTGATGGTTGCACTTAAACAAGTTCCTTCATCATTGATAGTTCCATCTGATGATGCTCTTGAACATATGAAACTATTAATCTTAGGTTCTTGATATGCTACAACATTAATAGTCTTTGTGATAGTGATTGATAATCCCCTTGAATCAGTAACAACAGTAGTTATTGTTCTTTGACCACTATTGGCTAATACATTGGATATAAAACTATTACTTGCATAAGGAACACCATCAATTGTTGTTTTGTAAGATTTGATTGTGCTTCCATAAATACCACTTGCACTAATAGTAACCTTCAGTTTTGACTTATTCTGAATGTAATAACTATATTTGGATGCTATAGTATCAACACCTTCACTAAGTGTCACATTAGCACTTGGTTTCATTGTTGATGGTATAGTAATTGTAAATGTACTTGATTTAGTACCTATGTATGTTGATCCATTATAGGTATGACATAATACTGTTACTACACCACTTGTAGCATTTGGAATTGCACTTGCTAATGATAATGGAACTGCCCAATAGTAAGCTGTTGTACCACTACCAATACTACCTGTTAAATTACCAATCTTATATTCTAGAACATGTGCAAAACTTGTAGATGCACGATTTAAGTAAATTGTCAATGTTCCACCTAATTCAACGCTTGAAGCATGGAATGTAGGTGTTGTTGCCCTTGGTATAGTATTAAGTGTACCTGTTCCACTTCCTGTTACAGTACCAATCCAAGTACCATTCCAAGTAATAGCAATTTCTTGACTAAATGATAATTCAAATGTCTTTGATCCATCTGAATTATGATAGATAGTTGTTGAACCTGTCTTCAATACTTTCAGACCTGAACCACCAATTATATTAGTACCACTTGCTACTGTTATTCCATTAATCTTAATAGAAAAATCTTTAGCTGCAGATGATACAATACCACCACTATCCCTATAAATATTTAAAGCATATGAAATAGTAGATGAATTATTTGACACATTTTGACTTGTAATATTCCAAGTTAATTCAACATAGCCAAAAGCAGTATTAGTTTTAATAGTTCCACTTGATGCCATTTAATCACCTACTTTTCCACTTTCTTAAAAGATAAATTTTTATTTGTTCTAGGTAAGAATGCAAATTTACCTAATTTTAATGATTGAATAAATTCACCATCTAGAACATTCAATTTGTTGTTGCTAAAATATGCAACCCTAGAACCTTTATGGTAAAAACCTATTTCATTGTTTTCAATTTTCAATGTTAGGTGATTCCCTTCTTGTCCTAGTATTATTGATCCATCAACAAATTTGATATATTTATTAATTTCTTGGAATTGTACATCCGTATTATTAGCCACATCTTCTATATCTGCACTAAATTGATTGAACTTCATTTCAAAGGCTTCATTAGTTTGGATGAATTCAGTATTGATAGATTCAACCAAAGCATCTGCATCATCTTTTAAATAGAAATTTTGACTTACTTTAGCATAGATTTCATCAGCACTTTGACTAATGTTTGATGATGTAACTTCTTCAGTTAGTCTAATAGCATTATTAACATCATCCATTGTAGCTGCATCTAATTGCATTCCTTGGATTGCATTTAATATTTGCTTTTGACTTTCATTTCTAGTTAATGATTGTTCAGTAAATGTAGAATATGTTTTACCAAGTACCAGCTTATTTGATTTTGGATCAGTTAAATCAATTGATAATTTAGTGATTAAGAATTTAGTATCTACATCATGTGGTATTGATTTAACACCAATGTAAGTACCTAATCTAAACGAATTAAAATCAGTAGATTGATTACCCATGTCAATTGCATTAATTTCTAAAGATACTTCTAGTTTTTTCAGTTCATCTAAATATTCTTGTCCTAATTGCTTCAACTGACTAGCATCTATAACATCATTAAATTCAATGGTCTTACAGATGAATCCATATTTTCTAACTGCATCAGTATCTGATATATAGTCCACATTGTTGTTTACTGAACCAATTGTTAATTTATTTTTACCCAAAGGTATAACTGCAGTAGTAATACTAGAACCCTTAACCTTCTTAACATAATCCAATAGATTTTTACCAAATTCAATTGTTGGTTGGTTACTCAATGTATCAAAATCATCAAGATAATCAATGTATGAAATATCATCTTCATGTCTTACAAAGATATATCCACCATGCTTATTGATTAGTTCACTATTAATTACATCCCAAGTGTTCATATACTTTGAATTCCCATCAATAATAGTGTCATTAATAATATTGATTCTACCTACTTTAAATTGCTTAGTTACATCAACCATTGAATTATGAACATCAATTAGATGATGTAATAATTCACTAGTATTGGTAATGTTGCTAAAATCTGTTTGAATTGTATCAAGGAAGAATGATAATTCACCTTCACATACCATTTGTTTTTGATTATGGAAGTATGAATCATCATCTAGGATTCTACCCCTAAAAATTAAAAAATCATCATTATATACTTTAATGATGGATTTCAGCTTATTTAATTTGTTATAGAATGGATTAGAAGGATAAATTGTAAATGTAAATGAACCCGTTTTATTTAAGGCAATATCTATTTTTGGACTGAATATTCTTCTATCTTCCATCAATGTATGAAAGATTAGGTTATCATCACAATAGACCTTATACATTACAATTTACCCCTTCTATAAGTAAATGCTATAGTTCCTGTTCCACCTAGTTTAATAATGTTGCTTCCTTCCCTTAGTATTAATCTTGGATCTTCATATATTCCACTTGTTAGATTAAAACTATTAGATTCATAAACAACTGTTATACTTGAAGTAGTAGTAACTTCCACCATAGGTATTACTGATTTTTTCAAGTTCAACAAGGCAACTTCCATTTCCAATCCATCTAATGTAAATTCATTTCTTATTTGAATTGCTTCCATCTGATATGGATAACAATCACATTCAATAACTAGTTTACCAACCTTATCATTTGACTTGTATTGGTTCACATTGATTCTACCTTCAAAATAGAAATCTGGATCTTCATCCAATACTATTTGAAGATATTTACCATGAATTGCATTAGCAATTTCATTGTATAATTCATAATAGGCTTCCCCTCTTAATAATGTTTCAAAACTGAATGTTAGCATTCTATCATCATATTTAGGTTCACCAAAGTATTCAGTTAAATCAAGTCTTCCATCACCACCTGGGATATCTACATATTCAGTTTTAGTTCTTGGAAGACTAATCACTTTACTTATCAGAATAAGGGAAAAATCATCATATGAATGATAATTTCCAAATGTTATACCTTTCATTTCCTATCTTCCCCTTCCTGTTGCTTCTACTCTTTCACCTAACCTAGCATCAATAGTTGGCATTAATTCACCAACTAGTACATTACCATTTAGGTAAATTTTCCTTGATAATATTGCCTTTTCTAAAGAATCCAACCTATCTATCAGTTTATTAAACATAAGGTCTGAATCATTATTTGGATTAAGTTTATCTACAATCTTATCAATCCAACCTAAATTGTTTTCAAGTGGAACAACTGCTTCTTTTCCATCTTCACCAATCATTGCTAATGTTGGACTTTCTACAATTCCACCTTGTGCTAATTTAGGTATTTTCTCTAAATTAAAACCAATGGTTTTTCCACCATATTCAGGTACCCAATCAGGAATATCAATTTTAATCTTATTAATGAAACCAATTGCACCATTAATACCATCAATGATTCCATTCATGAATCCTTTTATACCTGAAGTTAAACCTTCCCACGCTTCTGAAATCCAATCAATAACACTTCCAACTGCAGATTTGATTCCATCCCACATACCTATGAAGAAGTTTCTAAAACCTTCAGATTTATTCCATAAAACTACAAATGCAGCAACAAGTCCTGCTATTGCAGCTACAACCAAACCAATAGGATTTAGTGACATGACAAGATTCAATGCTGCTTGTGCTAATGTCATACCTTGTAGTGCTTTAATTACTGATTGTACAATACCAACTATTTTCCATGCTACAAATGCTGCACCAATACCTACAATACCTGCAATGATAATATCTTTATTGTCTATGATCCATTGCAATCCTGATACTATTGCAGGTAATACATTATCAACAAATCCTTGGAATGCATTTGCTATTTCAGTACCTAATGCTTCAAAATCCACATTGTTCATTAATTCAAGTACCTTTTCAAGTATTAGTGCAAAGCCTTCCTTTATTTTAGTAACAATTGGTTCTGCTTTTTCACCTAATGCTGCCATTGAATCAGTTAATCTAGATTGTGCATCATTTGCTGCCATTACCTCTGCATTAATTGTTCTATATTGTTCTGCAGATTCACTATATAAACCATTTAAAGTATCTAGAATATATGCAGAACGTTCTTCTTCAGTTGACATTGTAGCCAACTTACCATTAAATTCTTCTAAATTGACACCTGACCATTCTAATGCATCTGCAAGTGTACCTTGTACTTCACCAATTTTAGCAGTACTATTCATGGCTTCCATTAGTGATTCTGTAGCAAGTGAATCACCCCACATTGCCCATGCACCTGTTGCAATATTGGTCATTTTTGCCATTTCTTCTTCATTCTTGGCTAGTTTGGATATTTGTTGTGCAGCTTCAACTGCTCTATCTTCTTCACCAAAAACTGAATATAATTCTTTATATGTTTTAGTGGCTTCTTCAGTTGTATGACCAGCAGTTTTAAATGATGCTTCTAGTTTTGCCATGTCTTCACGATATTCCCTAGTATTACCAGCTAGTGATAAAAAACCACCTGCTAGACCAACAACTGCAACACCTAAAGCTGCAACACCACCTGTTATACCCTTAGCAATACTTCCAAAAACTTCTAAACTATTACCACTTTCATCACTTGAATCTGCAACATCATCCAATGCTTCTTCTGTATCTTCTGCTGCTTGTTCTACATCTTCTAACCCATCAATTGCTTGGTTTGTATCAATGTTTACATTATTATTTCCACCTAATTCACTATTTAATTCTTGTGCTACATCATTTGCCCTATTTCCAAGTCTTTGAAGTCTTTCTAAAGCATCATCTATAGCAATCGTTATTGTTGCTTGTAAATCAAACAGATTCATTTATTCACCCCCTATGTAGGAATAAATTTTTCTAGTATTTGTTTTGAATTTTTGACTGCTGCTTCAAGACTAGTTTTTGAAGGTTTATCATTAAACGTTAAACTATTTTTAAAATCATTGTATGTTTTGTCAAATACCTTATGTAACCATACCTTTTCGATTTCACTTTCACGCTTAACAATTGCAAATTCATTAATAAATTCAACAAATCTTTTTTCTTCAATAACCTCATCCAACAACAAATAAGGACATGCATATCTTTGAAATAGCATGTCCATAAATTTAAAATCACCTATTTTAACAACCTCAAAGCAGCCTTGAAAAAATCCTTCATATCCTCACTTGTAAATACTTCTTCTAAAAGTTTTAAGAAATCTGCACCTGGTAGTTCAGCAACTTCTTCCTTTGTCATACCAATTAGACTTCCTAAAAATTTATAAAGTGGTTGTTCGCATTTCTCTAAACTTTCAAGGATAACACTAACAATATCAATTCCTACACTTAATGCTAATTCATTTCTATCAGCTTCTTTATCATTGAATTTGGCTAATGTTTCCTTATCAAATATATCTTTAAAATTACGAATTCCAACCTTGGACAAAATAGAAGTCATCTTAATTACATCAGATGACTTGATTTGCCTGATATTGAATTTATTTTCCATCTTTAATCCTCACTATCTTTTTTTTGAAAAAATTTTTAAACTGCTTTTGGTAAATAAATGCGATAAGGTAACTTATCATGACTAGCATCAAGTTTTGCATAACATTCAAATGTCATTGCTGCTACACCTTCAGTCTTGTTCTTACCTTCTGTAGAAAAGCCACTTGTACAAAGTGCATTTTCCATAATAACAATTATGTTTTCACCATCTACTGTCTTACCAACAAATGCAATGTTATCCCAATAGTCACCTTCCACAATATCTTCTTTTGGTACAATTACATCATAAGCTGTATCTTCACTTTCACCATCTTCACCATAGATTGCTGACTTCACTAAATCCTTTTTGATTTCTGCAAAATTGATTTCCATTGTAGCAGTTTCACCAATCTTCTTAGTTAATTTCTGAACATTTACATTAGCACCATCTAGTGGGATTTTGTAAACTTCAGGTACAATTGAAAACTTTGATCCACCATTTGTTGCACCAACTACAGATTCTTCAAAATTCCAAGAACCTGTGCCACCATCAGTACCTGGTGTAAAAATTAAATTCTTATGGATTGTACCAGCACCAAACATTATATTCTTTGGTGTATCAGTAGTAATTCCACTTCTACCTTCTTTTGACATCCTTTATACCTTCCATTCATTAATATTTAACTTAATTTGTATTCTTTTTAGTTCACCATCCCAGGTTGGAATTGGCATAGCATCTGAATACGTTATAACAATTCCATTCCCATTAGGAAGAATTGTTCTTTGGTCTTTGAAATGTGATTCTATTTGCTCTTTTATTAGTAATAAATCAAGCATAGATCCACGATTAAAACCATTTAGAATAAATAAGATTTCTTGTTTGCCATCTTCATTTAGTGATGGTGATTCTTGATATTCACCTACAAAATAAGGATAGGTAATTTTACCTATCCATTCACCAAATTCATAATTAATACCAAGTTCATCTAGTAATTTCTTAATATATGATAATGCTTCTATTGTCATCTAATCACCCATTAATTGTTTCAGTCTTCTAATAATCTTAGGTTTAACCTTTGTGAATGCTTTGGTTAGATGATACCTAGGTTTTTTACCATTAGTTTTGAAGAACTTTTTACCACCTTTGCCATACACTACAACAACCTTACCATTGTAAGATGGATGCTTATTACCTGTATATCCTTCAACAGGTACATACCAAGGTGTTTTTCTTCCATCATCATTAGCTGCAAATTCACCTGTACCAAATTCTTCCCAAATAGCATTTTCACTTGGATTACCTACAATTGCAGTTAGACTAGATTCATCAACATGCAATTCCCATTTATCTTTTGTACTAGCAGTATCTGTGTATTCATCACAATTTCTTATCACTTGATTTCTAAGTGCATTACCAGCTTCATATAAAAAGGCAATTGCTTGTTGTTCTAACAATCCACTAACTTCTAAAGAATTATCTGTAAACTTAACGTTATTGGACATTATTTTGACCACCAATATATTTTAAGAAAATTTCTAAATGTTGGTGTAGATTCATTGGATCATCAATGTATAAGACATCATAAACTTCATCATTAATTAGCATTCTTCTATCCTCAATACCTTTATTCAATGCAACATAATCACAGATGAATATATGTGTTGATTCTTCTAATTTAGTGTAATATACATTTCTATTAGCCATCTGACTTTGCATATCTAAAAAACCAATTAATTCATCAGTTGTATTCCAATCCAATATCTTTTCACCAATAGCATTATATGAAACTGAAGTTTTTTCTTGCAGTGATGCTTTAGTGTTACCACCTATTTTAGCCATAACTAAAACCTAGCCTTCATATAAGGCTTTAAAAAGCCTACAATTGACTTTGGGAAGCCAAGGGTAGAATTATCCCCATCCATATTGAAATAACTCACAGAATGCCTAGAAATGGTTTCAGATTGGATTCCAACCTTATCACGATTATCTAAATCCCACTTAATCATATTGACAACACCTATTTTAATATCCATAGGATAATCAACTTTGGTAACTAACATAGTAGATTCATCATATATAGTTCTATCTAATTTAATGAACTTATCTTCTATTGAATCAATGGTATAGATTCCATCATTATAAATAGATTGGGATATTTGAATGGTATCACCAACATTCAAATATGGTGTTGTTAGATATAACTTTTGTGCCATACTAGGACATTGAAATCTTATTAATCTATTTTGAAAATTATTGTTTGTATATTTTCTAACCAAAACTTCAAGTGCCTGAAGTTTTCCTTCAAGCACTTCATCACTTTGGTCTGTTGTAATGAATTTTCTTAATTCATTAACTGACATAATCATGAGGGTTTAACCCCCTTTCTTATTCTGTTGGTTCAATCACTTCAGTAGATTCCTTATATTCCTCTACTGTGTAACCATGTTCCTTGAACCAATTTAATACATGACCTTCATATACAATTGCCTTACCATAGGCAAATTGAATACCAGCAGGACCTTTACCATGATAATTTTTTACAGGTGCAGTAACAATGTACTTCTTCACCTTTGTATTTACCTTTTTAGCAGCCATAATATGAACAC